TTATACGGTATCCAAACTTGTTTGTAGATATTTTATTAAAGTATGATTTAATACAGGTTTATATTTAGTTAATAAACCATAGGCTCTATCATGACCTTTTCTATCCTCTACAAATTTTAAATCTAATTGATAACCTAATATTCTTTCTATCATTTCAATTATTTGTAAATTAGTATATCTTTCGCCTGAACCTATATTGTGTATACCAGTACTATTTGAGTTTAATAAATTAAATATTACCATTGAATTATCATCAGCATGTATCCATTCTCTTATATTTTGACCATCCCCATAAATAGGAATTTTAAGATTATTTTTTACACAATTTATTATTGTAGGTAATAATTTTTCTTGGTGTTGGTTTTCTCCGTAATTATTGCACGTACGAGTTATTAAATATGGTAACCCATATGTTCTACCAGCTGCTTGAACTAATAAATCAGCAGACGCCTTAGTTGATGAATAATATGATGACCCAATTAAATTAAATTCTTCATCAGCTAAAGTATCAAGACCATAATTACCCATATCACCATAAACTTCATCAGTTGATATTTGGATAAATTTTTTTAAATTTGGATTTTGCCTTGCTACTTCTAATAAATTAAATGTACCTTCTACATTTGTTCTAACAAATGGTCTACCATCTTTTATAGAATTATCTACATGAGATTCAGCAGCGAAATTAACTAAATAATCATACTCACCTAAATCTTCAGCTGTAACATTACAAATATCTCTATGTAAATGTTCATATGTAACCCCATTTAAATTGCTTTTATTAGCTGCATAAGTACAATTATCTATTACTAATATTTTAATATCATCATCTAGATTAAATATATATTTTACAAAATGTGACCCAATAAAACCAAATGCTCCTGTAACTATTATTCTCATTTTAAAATATTGGGGTTTTGTTTTATAGTTTGTTTAGTAATTAAATCTTTTAACTTAGTAGTACTCCAATCATGTGCCCTTGAAGTATAAATAATTTTAGGGGGTAAATCATCACCTGTAAAAGATTTCCCAATATAATCTTCACCTAAAATTCTAATATCAGGTTTAAAATGTATAATTAATTCTCTTAATTCTTCTTCTGTTTGATAAATAAATACCTCATCTATATAATGTATAGCCATTAACGCTCTGTACCTTTCATATAAAGGAATTACGGGTTTGTATTTAGATTTCCTATGTAGTGATGGGTCTTTTTGTAGAAATACTATAAAATGATCACAATGTTTCTTAGCATCTTCAAACGTATAAATATAACCTGGGTGTAGTAAATCAAAATTACCAGCAGTAAATCCTATTTTATGTTGTTTCATAACTTAATTAATTTATTTTGATATTCGTTCATTTGAATAATTTCTACAGTTATGTTTCCTAATTTAAATCTTCCAATACTACCACTGTCTTTAATTATATCTGATAATTGGGTTAAAATTTTAAAATCTTGTTGATCAAAACTGGTTCCATCTACTTCTACTAGTATTTCACTATTTTTCTCATTATCATAAGGTTTTAATCTATCAAATAAATCAAATGCAGTATTAGGTTGTTCACTATTAATATAATTTTTAATTAAGGTAGGAACATTACCTTCATCAACATAAAGTGTATCAACCCATGGTTCTAATGCTCTAACTAAAGTTTCATTACCCTTTTTTAATATAATTCCAATATTATATTTAGGTGAAACTATAGGTTTCATTAAAGAAGTATGATTAACATTTTGACCCCATTTACGAATAAATTCTAAAGTTGACTTATTCATATCGGCTTGCCATTTTTTATGTCTTTCTTTATCCCCATCAAAGCTACCTGCTCCCCTACCAGTAAGATGATAAACTAAACTATTCCAAGGTTGTATAAATTTAAATCCCGCAAGTAACATTCTATTAAATACATCTGAGTCCTCTCTACAAGAATGCATTATAGGATCATGACCACCCATATCCATAAATTCTTGCTTATACATCATCCAAGGAGCAAATATACCCTCAGTGATTTTATCTGATTCTTTATGTTCTTCTACATATTTATCAAAATCGTTTTCTTTAAACTCTTCAGGCCATATTCCAAAATCTAACAATATTTTTTCTCCATTATTTGGGTGTAAAGGAGGTTCGATTCTTGTAGCGCATACTACAGTTTTTTCTTTTAAATGGTTAAATGCTTTTAAGTCAGCATCTTTACCTAACATCATATCAGCATGAAATATCATAAAGATATCAGTGGTAGATTTTTCAATACAGTAGTCATAAGCTCTTCCTATACCATATAATTCTTCACCTAAATTAGGATTAATATAATAATTAAAATTATATTTATTTTTATTCTTTTTTAACCACTCTACTGTTCCATCTTCATCAGAGTCTACAAATATAATAATATCGTGATCCTTTCTATAAGCATTTTTTCTAATAGAAGGAATACAAGTTTTTAAATAACGTAGATTTGATTTACTTGGTATGCAAAAAGTTATTTTATTCATTATTTTTTATTTTACCATAATACAATGTATTTAAAAATGTATCTTTAAATTTAAATTCTTCTTTTCTTATCCCTTCTAAAGTAAAACCTACTTTTTCAAATAATCTGGCTGATCCAACATTTTCTTCTACTACACCAGCAATTACTTTATGTAATCCTAAATTATTTAGGGCATAATCCGTCATTAAAGATACAGCAGAAGTTCCTATTCCTTTCCCCCAATAATTTTTCCCTATTAAAATACCTATATTGCAATTGCTATTAATCAAATCAATACGACTTAATAGTACATTTCCTACATGAGTATAAGTAATTGAATCAAATATACCACATAAATAATTACCTAAACCTAAATGATATTGGATATAGTTTTTTAAATCACTTTTAGTTTGGGTTTTATTTTTATTTAAATATAATGTTAGTTCTTTATCATTAATCCATGAAAGATAATTATTTAAATTATCATTTATAGTTAAATTTTTTAAATATATATTTTTATTTTTTAATAAAATTTTATTCATATTTTTTCAAGATAATAATATTTTTTAATAAAACCACAAGATTCAAATAATTTTAAACTTGCCTTATTACTTATTTTTATTTTTGCAAATGCTGATGGCCAGATTTCCATACATTTGTTAATCATAAATTTACCAACTCCCCTACCTTGATAATCAGGATGAGTACATACTCTTATATCATCTTTAATTACTCCAATATACCCTACTGGGTTGTTATTTATTATCGCAACTCGAAAATACTGGCTATTTTCTTTCATATACTTTAGCTGCATTTTTTTAGTGATATAAGTGGATTGTATAAAACCTTCTAATACTCTTTTATCATTTCTTAAAGTTCTAACAAATTCCCAATATTGTTTTGAACATTTAACTAACTCCATATTTGGTTTTTTCTTTGTTTATACATTGTTTCTGCTATTTCAAATTGAAATGGCCAATCAATATCAAAACATTCTATTTCATCCATTATAAAAAATTCTGGGTTTCCAGGCTCTTTAAATGTTCCTGTATATATTTCATTACTAATGTCTTCCATAGTACCTGCATATAAAGAATGGGCTGCTTCATAACAAGTTTCAACATATTTAGTTTCTAAAGTTGCTAAGTATTTATCTTCCCCAAAGAAACGATTAAGCATAATACCCTCATTATTAAATAAAAACGTTTTCTTTTCAAATACACCAAAAGCACCATTAGAATCGGTATTTAGAAATGATTCTACAAATCTGTCAATAGTGTCTATGGATAATAAAGGATTGCAACCATTAATAGTAACCCAATATTTATAAGGTTTATTTAGCGATCCTTCTTTATACCACCCAAAAACAGTAGGTAATTCAACTGGTTCTACAGTTGATTCTGAAGATCTATGGTAAATATTAATATCATATTTTTTAGCTATGTCTTTAAATTCATCATCTAATACAGATACATAAAAGTTTTCTTTAGGTATAATTTTTGATTTTAATATTTTTTTGATTGCTATTTCAAATAAAGAGGAATCATTAAATGGTTTTAACATTTTATTTTTTACCCTTACAGACCCTTTTCTAGATTGTATAATAAAAGCAATTTCATTTATATTTTTCATTTTGTAATTAATTTAATCGTTTAAACCCTTCACTTTTTATTTTAGTATGAAGAGCATTTAAAACATTATTATTATCTATGCAATGTTTAATGTATTCAAATACCTCGTCTACGATACGAAGATATTTTTGAATATCCACGTGTTTATGAGAATAAGATAAATAAATACTATTAGAGGCTAAATATCCTTTTTTTAACATCTCTTGTATAAATAAGGTATACAAAGAGGCATTTAAATCTCCATATTGAAACTTAAAAGTAATTAAAGGTTTAAAATCTGTTATCTTAATATTTAAATTATGTTTATTAGCTAATTTTTCCCACTCATTACCTGTATATTCCCCTAAAGTTGATAAATGTTCCCATACTTTATTAGACGTAAGTTTATTAATGGTACTTAATGCAGCTACAAAACCAACTCGTTCGGTGAAAAAGGTACTACTAATAAAAGTATCTTGGGCCTTATCCATTACTTCGGTTTTTCCAACAATTGCTGATATAGCATAACCATTTCCTAAAGCTTTTCCATAGACCGCAATATCTGGGGTGAAATTGTATAACTTATGAACTCCCCCATCTGTTAATCTCCAACCAGATGTTATTTCATCTACTACAATTGTTATATTGTATTTTTTTGATATTTTAGTTATTCCTTCTAAAAATTCTTTTGTTGGAAAATCATACCTAGCCCCTTCTATTACTATAACTCCTATATCATTTAAGGAACAAATATTTTCTAACTCAATTAAATTATTATAGGTAAATGGATATATTGTATCTTTAAGATTTTTAGGAACACCCTTTGGTTCTAATCCAGGTAATAAATGAGAATCTAGTTTATCACCTGATAGGTTAGTAGCTAAATACCAATCATGCCAACCATGATACCCACTAAAGGCAATTTTATCTTTTCCACTATGTGCTCTTGCTATTCTAATTGCTATTGACATAGCTTCTCCTCCTGTTCTAGCAAATTTAACCCCACCTGCAAAAGGATTTAATTCTAATAATTTTTCGGCTAAATAAACTTCTTCGGGACAATTTAAGGTAGTATTAATTCCTGTATCTATAGCTTGTTTTACACTATTATCAACATCATCGTCACAATAACCTAATATGCAAGTACCAATACCCATCTGTGCCATATCAATATATTTATTGCCTTCTAAATCCCATATGTTTATTCCTTTAGCTTTGCTAAAATATGAGGGCCAAATATCTGGGGCATATCTATCAGGTCTTTTTGATAATAGACCATTACCCCCTGGTATGACTTTTATTGCTTTATTCCATAGTTTTTTACCTTCCATTCCTTCTAAATATTTTAGTACCTTCTTGTGCTTTTGTTATACCTAAAGACCCATCTCCTAAAATTTTCTCTAATAGCCTTGTTTCTTTAACTAAATTAGTCATTTGTTTTTCATTAATAGAAACAGGAGCATCCACACAATCTTTTTCTACCATAAAATGTTTTTCTATGACTCGGGCTCCACAAGCTATGGCATATAAAGGTACTTTTATATCAGGTGTATGATCTGAATGGCCAATTGTATATGATGAAAATATCCTTTTTAAGGTAAAAATAGCTTTTAAATTAGCGTCTGATTCTTCTGTAGGGTAAGCTGATACACAATGGAGTAATGATATATTTTTTACTGTTGTGTTTTCTAAAATTTCACATGCTTTATTTATTTCTGTTATATTTGCCATCCCCGTAGACATTATAACACTATCTGAATTATTTCCTATATATTTTAATAATTTATAGTTTGTTACATCAAAAGATGCTATTTTGTGTTTATTAATTCCTATATTTTTTAAATAATCTACACTTTCCTTATCAAAAGGAGTAGAGAAAAATTCTACATTTTTCAAATCCGAATATTCTTTTAATTCTTTAAATGCTTCAAATGGAAGTTCACATTTTTTTAAAATATCAAAAATTGGAGAGTCTTTTTTTACTCTTTTTTCAGTAAGATATGTTTGGAATTTCACAGCATCTACACCACTCCTAGAGGCAGCATCAATTAATTTTTTTGCTTTGTTTATATCACCCATGTGATTAATTCCTATTTCTGCTATAATATATATTTTGTCCATATTGTTATTATTTACCATGAAGTGTAACCACCATCTATTATTAAATTATGACCGTTAACATAACTTGACATATCACTAGCTAAATATATTACTCCATCAGCTATTTCAGTATCATAAGCCATTCTTTTCATTGGGCATCTATCTTCATATTTTTTTATAAAAGTTTGGTTTTGTGGGTTATCTTGGTTAAATACTCCTCCGGGTGAAACACAATTTACTCTAATATTTTTATCAGCTAAATAAACAGCTAAATATTTGGTCATTTGTATTATACCTGCCTTAGTAGCTCCATAAATCTCAGAATTTTTTCTATCCCCATCACTATAAATTCTAAAATCCGGGCTTACCATACCATATAAGGACGCTATATTTACAATTGAAGCTGCTTGTTGTTGGTTTTTATCACAATACTCTAAAAAAGAATGTATAGAATTAAAAGTACCCTTTAAATTTACATCATAAACAAAATCAAAATCTTCTTCTGTTCTATCCATAAGATCGCTAAATACACTAACACCCGCATTATTTATTAATATGTCTACTTTTTTGTGGTTTTTAAATATTTTTTTATAATGATTAGAAATAGATTTTTTTGATCTTAAATCAAATTTATCTATTAAATCTAAGTCATATACAATAGCACCTAATTTAGTGAACTTTTTTGTAATTGCTTTACCTAATTGACCTTTACCACCTGTAATTATTACTACTTTATTTTTTAAATTAATCATAAGTTTTTTGCAGTTTTAATTGAATTTAATAACCCATTTATATCTTTATAATATTCTATAGTAAGATATTCAATTAAAGGATATTCTTTTATAATTTTTAAGGTTTTTTGAAACTCTTCAAACTCAGGTGCCAAATGGTAATCTTCAGCTAAATAAAAGTTTTTAGAATACAGTGATGTGTTGTAACCCATTTTACATAAATGTATTTGTTTACACCTATCTAAAGGTAAATTTTGGATATAATCTTCATATTCTATTTTAAGATTATGAGCTGATATTTCTGCGTGCGCCTGGTCAAATAGAAACCAAATATCATTATCATACACAATTTCAGATATAAAATTAGGGTTTGCAATTATATCATAAGCTTTTGTTGGGTAATAATTATTATTTTCTATTAATATTTTTACATCCCCTACTATTTCCTTTATTAAAGGGATATTTTTTTTCATATTAAATTTTAATTCTTCTTCAGTATAACAATAACCATCTATATAACCTACTCCATCATGTTTAAAACATTTACTTGAACAATAAGCACAATGAAATGAAATTATTTCTAGATTAGGGTATTTACTAACAATAGATTTAATATAATCAAAATCTTTAATATTTAATTTATGTATAGGTTGTATTATATCACAATGAAATGCTTTTACTTTAGAACTAATATCTGAAGGATGATTGAATTTATTAAATGGTCTATCCTCAAAGAAATCAGAATTTGACTTTATCAAGTCAATATTTGATTTTGTATCCCATAAAGTTGAAATAGGAGTTGTTATTTTTATCATCTGTTAGCTTCTGTAAATATTTTATATTTAGATAAATCAGGATATGGGGGATTTTCTTTTTGATCTTCATTAAAGTCTGGTAGTCCCATCATTTTCCATAAACCCCTACCTGCTTGTTCTGGGGTCATATACATATTCCATCCTAGTATTTTAAATTCATCGTGGTGTAAAGGAACTTCATGTCTGCCATCAAATCTAGCTTGTTTAAACCAATCTACGGCGTCTTCATTATCAGTTAATATAGCACCACCTCTACCTATATCTAAAATTTTTTTCATATGAAAAGATAAACAATGAAAAGTACCTTTTTCATACATACCTTTAGTAAATCTTTTAGCACCATCTACAATAGGAAAAGGATTAAGTTTATAAGTTCCTTTCCATTTTATATCTTTAAATTTAACTTTACCCCCAGCATGTATAACGGATTGAGGTACTGATACATAAGTTCTTTTAGGTAGTGTTACCTCATGACCCTTAATATTCATATACATACATGATAAGAATAAAGCATTTGTACAAGAATCCACAGCTACAGCATATTTACTACCTGCATATTCTGCTACTCTTCTTTCAAATTGCCTTACTACTTCAAAAGCATTTTTATCATTCATATTTTATAAAATTATTTACTAAAAAACCCATATTCAGTATAATCTATAATTCTTTTTGAAGCTTTGCCATCATTAAATTCATCAAAATAACTTAATAATTCTAAATTATTTGAACTATAGCTTTCGTCTTCTACGAAGATATGATCTTTTTTGTAGGAAACCAAATTATTTCCAATATGTTCTTCAACTTTTTTATTTCTTTTTTTAATCTTTTCAATAAACTTATCACCTATATAATCGTGAAATTCCTGAAAATCATTAAACCCACTTGACCCATACACCTCATTTGCAAATACTCTAGACCAAAAATTAAATTCATGTCCTTTATAATTTTCTATATTTAATTCATCATCCATACCTGATGTTTTTGTGTTTAAAAATATTATATTTTTACCTAGAACTAAAGGATAATACATAACAGAACTAAACATTCCTATATGGTGATGAGATTTAAGAAGTAATTTAAAATATTCTTTGTAAGATTTAATAATTTCTATATCTTCAAAATCATTAGGGAAATCCCTAATTTCAGAAGGGTGGGGTTTATAATATATTTTCCAATCTTTTAATTTTAAAAGGCTTCTGTATATGTCTAATAAGTTGTAATGGGTTTCATTTTCCATGCTACCATATACAATTATTATATTTTCTTTAGTATGTTTACTTTTTAAAATATTGTCATTCCTAGGATTTCCAGTTACTATAGATTTTGAAGGGTACCAACCACATACAGTTTTTGATTCTTTTCCCCACTCACTATGATCAAAAAATACATCTATACAATTAACAGGAAATGATTTTCTAGTAGTTAATTCTAGTTTTGATTTTATATTCACATAAATTCTAGAAGCATTTTCAATACAACCAATAAAACATCCCCACTGTTTAAACTCCCATAAAATAGATTTTTCGGGTTCCCAATTTTCATTAGTAATTAATAGAACATCAGGTTTAAAAGGTAAATTAAAACCTAAAGTTTGACTTAAATGCTTTTTATCTGTAAATTCTACATTAGTATCATAAGAAAAACTATTTATATTATCTTTTGGAGAAATTCTATGTGGAGTATTACTATATAAGAAGAAAAAAGGTAAATTTCTATTTTTTAATTCTATTGCTACATTTTTTAAATCTAAATAGCTTCGATCATCGGTTGCTATAATTAAATATTTATTCATTTTTACTTAATTCTATATTGACCATTAAATTTTTGTTTCCATTCATCAAAAATAATAGGCATATGCCATTCATTATTTTGAGATGGCTTCCCCCATTTTTTTACAAATTTATGATAGTTTTTACTTTCAGTTTTTACCTGTCTATCTGATGATTTAGATAAATCATCTCCTTGACCTTGAAAATGACTTCCTCTTGCTGCAAAATGGTAGATTATTGATTTTGTAGTATGAACACAGTTATAACCTTCTAAACCCATTCTTATGTACATATCAATATCTTCAAATGATACTGGGGCAAAAATGTCATCATTACCCCCTAAATAATCCCAATCTTTTTTTCTCATCATATAAGTACCACCATTAGCTTTAGGTAATACTTTATCATTCATATTCTTTAGTTGAGATGACCAAGAAATAAAATGTTCTTCATCAAAATTCCAACAGTATTCCCCAAATTCATTTATTGGTACTATAACAGTACCCGGTCTAGAATCTTCTTTAAAAATATTAGGTTGGACTTGAAGTGAAGAAACTACTAAAGGTTTACTATTCCATTGTGGGTTATTAAAAACTTCTAATAATTCTAAATCCCAATCCTGAGATACAAACATATCTGAATGTAAAGTTTTAAAAAACTCAGTTTTAACTTTACCCACCATAAAATTCATTCCACCACCTATTCCTCTAGGAATTTCATTTTGTTCAATATAAACTTCTAAATTATATTTTTCTTTATTCCCTCTTAACCATTCATTAGTACCATCATTACAATTTTCTGCGTGTATTATAAAAGGTGCATCCTTATAATAACTATATTTTCTAATAGATTCTACGGCTTTAGTTAAATATGTAAAATTATTAAATGTAGATATACAAAAAGTAACTGGTGATTTCATATTATTTATTTTTAAAATGTTTTAGTGCTCTTCTAATTCCTTCCTCTAATGAAACTTTTGGTTTGTAAAAATCTAACATTCTAGAATTATTAGAACATCTAAACATCACCCCTACAGGTTTATCAGTTCTAAGTTTAATTCCATTTTTGGGTTTAAATCCTGATACTTGGAATACTTTTTCAGCTAATTCTAAAAAAGAAAGAGGATTACCACTACCCAGATTAATTGGTTCTTGAATATCTAACCTTACTGCTTCCATTGTTGCTTCAATTATATCATCCATATGGATAAAATCTCTAACTTGAGTTCCATCTCCCCATATTTCAAATTCATCTACTTGATCTACTACTCTTTTAATAAAAGAAGGAAATGGATAATCTAAGTCTTGGGTTTCTCCATATCCGCTAAATGGTCTAAAAACATATGTTTTTATTCCATATTGTTTAGCAAAATTAGCTAAGTATTCACCTGATAGCTTTGCCCACCCATATGTAAAATCGGGTGATGAGATATCATTTACATTTATATCACTTTCTTTTAATAAAGTATTCATACCCTTAGCTTGTAATTTAGTAGGATAAGCAGCTGAAGATGAAAAATATATTACTTTTTCTTGTTTTGTTCTAACCGCCCAATTAAAAAATTCAGCATCTATAGATAAATCTGTTGCTACAGCTAAAGGATCATTTTCAATTGTTTCTCTTCCCCCTACAATAGCTGCTAAATGTATAATTAAATCAAACCTATCATTGTTTACTTTAAAAAAATCTCTACAATCATTCCCCTCTTTAATATCTACTCCTACTACTTCAACTCCTTTATCTTTAAAATAATTTAGATAGTGTCTTCCTACAAACCCTAAATGTCCTGTTATTAGTACTTTTTTCATAATGTATTATAATATTCGTTTTGTTTTTCTTGTCTGTCAATTTCTTTTGGGTGATATAAAGCAATGGGCTCCATTTGAGGTAAAGGTGAATATGTTTTATGGCCCTCTAATACTTCATGTACTTTATTTTTCCACTTAATTTTGGGATCTCTTTTATATATTCTAAATTGATAATCGGGCCAATTAACCCATCCTTTTTCATTGACATTCCAACCCCATTTTTTGATATGTTCTTCTGTTAATCCCTTAACTGTATTAATTCTAGGGACTAAATAAACTTCATTATCGGGGTTAGCTTCTAATATATAAGGTAAATTTTCAATTAAAGACTTATGGGGATATTCATCTGCATCTATCTGAAAGATATAATCACCAGTACAATGTTCAGTTAACTTATTTTTCCAATCTGCAAAATGATGTTTGAAAGACTCAGCATAAGCTTTAATTAAATCCTGAGTTTGTAGTCCAACTAAGTAATCCCATACTTCTGCTGTACCTGCTTTTTTATCAAATAATACTACAACTTCATCCTCTTCTCTTATGTTCAACATAAGGGTAGATATTAGCTTTTGAATCTCTTTATATTCATTGCATACTGTTATTGCATAACTTATTTTCATAAATTTTTTATATAATCTTTTAATTTATCAGAAGGCTTCCATCCTAAAATATTAATAGCATCCTTACTTTCACATAGCGTAGCTCTATAATTACCCGGTTGGTCTTCAAGATAGGATATTTTACAATTAAATTTATTTTGAAACATTTTTGCTAGTTCAATAATAGAATAATTTATACCCGTTCCTAACTCCCAAGCATCTTCATGTTCTATTCCCATGGTTCCCGCTTTATATAAACCACCTACAATATCATTTACATGAGTAAAATCTCTTCTTTGTTTACCATCACCAACTATTTCAATATCTGCTCCCCTATTAATTCTGGACCTCCAAATACCAATTACATTACCATTTACTTCATCTAATGCTTCGCCAGGACCATATACATTATAAAACCTACAAATTTCAATTTCTAAATTAAATGATTCTTTATATAATTTACAAACACCTTCACCTAAATATTTATACATAGCATATGGTGAAGTAGCCGGGTTATGGTGTTTTGATGATGAACCTGCGTATACTATTTTAGCTCCTATATTATGCGCAAATTTACATACAGCTTCTGTTCCTGTTACGTTTACTCTATAAGTTTCAGATGGGTTATCAAATGATGGTTGTACTCTTGATTGAGCTGCTAAATGAAATATAATATCATAATCTTTATGAATTGTATTTATTTCTGTAATATCACCTCTAAAATATTTACATCCTTTCACTTCAGTATTACCTGTAGAATAGTTATCTAAAGAATGGACTTCATGTCCCTCATTTAATAACCTTTTTACTAAATTAGATCCTATAAAACCTGCACCCCCTGTTACTAGTACTTTCATATTATTCTGGTAGGACTCCAATATACGAAAGAGCATCTATATAGTCACGTTCTTTAAATGATTTTATTGTTGACATATCCATCTTATGTGTTTGACCTTCTACTTTAGCTTTATCATCTTTACCTAAAGGTATAGCTTTTACAGCAGACCAAGCCCATTTTTCTGCTTTATTCCCTCCAGCGAATACCATTCCTTTATCTTGTATATTAATTGTATTTGGGATCCAAATTAATTTTGTTTTAGGGTCTTCCCAAGCTATGTCTTTATATATTTCGGGTAAAGTACTAATTTGTTCATTATAAAATTCTGAGTCTTTTTTCATTAAAGTATTAGTCCAAAACCCACATGATAAACTAAGAAAATTAGTTATGTCTTTATTTATTTCTGTTTTATAACAAAGATCTCCCCCTGATTTAGGACAATCTATTATTGTATCTGATTTCATTAGTTTATCTTTTTAAGTTTTGGTAAGTTTAGTTCTACTTGTTGAGCAAATTTTGGGGTATTTTTTAATAAAATATTACCTACTAATTCTTTCATTTTTTCCCAACTAAAATTAGTTTTAACATAATGTCTTTGTTTTTTAGATCTTTTTAAATATTGTTTATAATTTTTATAAACTTCCTTTAAAGCACTAATACCTTGTTTTTGATTTACTTGAAACCATTGAGCTTCTTTTATTAACCAATCATTAGCAGCTGAGGGGTGAACCTTCTCTAAATTTCCAGATAATAATACGTTATGTTCTGGATGGAGAAAATCAACATGCCCACTCCAACCAGATGCTATAATAGGTTTTCCAGTTAAACCAAATTCTAATAGGGGACGACCAAACCCTTCTCCTTTAGTAAAACTAACCATTGCTTTTACTTTAGAATGGTTATATAATTCATTTATTTCAGAATCATCAAATTCCCCATTTAGTAAATAAATGTTAGGTAATCTAGCATCCCCATAAGAATCTTTTATTTCTTTAATTTTATCTAAAATAGAATCCCTACTTAAATAAGAAGCAACCCCTGTAGATGCCTTTAATATTAGAGCAGGTTTTTTACCTACTTTATGTCTAAAGGCCTCATAAAAAGATTTAACTAATACCCCAACATTTTTTCTATCGTGACCAAATGCACCATTCATCCAATGACCAACAAATAAATAACAAAATTCTTCTTTAATATCTTTTAAATTAATAGTTTTAATTTCTGATTGTTTAATTAATTTGTAAGTTAATAGATTTGCTCCCTCAAATACAACTTCAATAGGTTTATTTAATTTTACTTGTTGTACTATTTGACCCGTTCTTTGATCTTTTTGGTCATAAACCATTTTTTCAAATGTATCTTTGGCAAATTTAGAAGAGACCCAGTTTATATCCATCCTATTTAACCCTTCAATCCATTCGGGTTTACAAGCTGTAGATTCAATCCCAGCTGTTATACCAATATTATATTTTCCTATAGGTTGAAATTCATTTGGGATAGTGATTTGAGCCCAAATTTCAGGTTTAGATTGTTGCCAATTTTGGGGAGCAGTATATTTTAATAAAAATTCCCATTCTGGGTGGTCTTCACAAAAACCCCAGGAAGTTTCTCCCCATTTTTGGGGTAAAAGTTGAACTTCATATTTATCTAGTTCTATTATAGCTTTAACTATATCACGACTACGTGCTCCATAACCTGAGTAGGTATCAAATGGGCAACTTATTACAAAACGTGGTTTACTCATTAATATATTATTTTATGATTTAAAAATTTACCTTTATAATTATTAGTATTAATTACTTCATATTTTTCTCTTGGTTTCCAAGTATCAAATAATGTATCTAAAGCATCAATAACTCTCTCTCCTTGGTGTTTGGAATTAAACCCGGCTTCTTTACTTAAGGCCCATTCTCTTCCTTTTAATCCTTTTTGTTTTAATTCTTTTCTCCCTAATTTATAACATTCTTTTATTCTTTCCATAGCATCTTCCCATTTACATCTATCATCATAAATGTAAGGAGTTTGTGGAGAACCTTGAATTGATCTAGAAGTTGGGTAAACAGGAAATGCCCATTCACCATGTTCTTTATAAGTTCCTCTATGGTTAGAAGGGACATCAGCACTTGGTGTAAACCATTTTCCATTTTCATCTATAAACCTCATTTGGTCTTGCATCCCACCCGTAACATTAGCTATAATAGGTGTACCAGCTAACATTGCTTCGGTATTAGCTAATCCCCAACCTTCATTAGAAGTAAGTAAAATATGGGTATCTGCTATATTATATAACCAATTTAATTGTTGTTCTGTTAATCTTTGATCTATAAAAATTATATTATTTTTATATTTTTCATCAAAAAGATATTCTTTTACTTTAAGCAAATCAGTACCAGCATCTGTTATTTTTTCTGTTTTTAAAATCATATAACATTCTTTAGCTTCTTCTTTAGGTAAAGAATCTAAAAACCCCCTAAAAGCCATCATTGTGTCTGGAATTGATTTACGTCTGATGTTTCTTGAGTTGAAAAATAAAGTAAATTTAGGATTTTTATTTCCAAATAAAGATGATTTAAAATTAGTATAATCTAAATCATCACCATCAATAGGGAAAAAATTAGTAATATCTTTCCCATGGGGGATATATCTAAATATTCTATTACCCTCATGACCCTTTAATACTAATTTATTAATATTAACTGTTTGTTTAGATATACCCATTAGTAAATCACATGCTTCATAGTATGGTCTATTATACAGGGGGGCAGGATAATCATCCCAAATATTTAAATAAGAAATTGGAATATTTTTTCTAATTTCTTGTTCCATATTCCATATGTACATAAAATATCTAGGATCCGTAATTAAAAATAAAGCGTCTGGTTTTTCTAATTTTATAATTTGTCTAAGTATTTGGGTATTACCATACCCATCATTAGGGTATATAACTACAGAGGAATCATCTAATCCAGATAGATCATTAGTACTTTCTGATAGATCTAATTTTTTATTTTTTTCAGGATGATTAATTGATCCAGCTATTTGCACCCAATTAAAATGTTGAGCTGTATGTACTACAATTTCCTTTGCTACTGTGGCAACCCCAGAGTGTACTCTAATATCGTCACATATTAAAAGTATTTTTTTTCTTTTATCCTTAGGGATATATTTAAAGTCTTTACTCATTATCTTTTATTTCGAGATTAATTTGATTAGTAATTTGTTTACGAAAATTTTCATCTGTAAGATACAAAAACAGGCTACGGTCAGCAAGTTTTTGAAAGGAAAATTTACGTTTTACACATTCAATTTTAAAATTCTCGAATAAATCGCTTTTGACTTTGACACTCGTTAGTGTCATTGGTTTTTTATTTGTCATAGTCTTTATTAATTAAAACATTTATTATACATATATAAGTATTATTCAAAATGCGCTCCTGCTCCACATAATTCTTTATCTTCCCCATAAGGACAAAACGTACAATTCCATTTAGAAGGTGATTTTGGATAATCTATTTCTTTAATTTTTCCACTTGAACTAAAACACTCTGTTATAAAACTATTAACTGCACTTTTAGCTCTATTTAATTTAATTTTACCACTTGGGGGTGCAAATTGTTGTACTCTATATGCTTGATGTGGGGACATAATTTTTTCATCATCCCAATCTAACACTTTTCTTTTTACAATTAAAAATTCAATTTCAATTTTATCTAAAGGTATTCCATATTGTTCTGAGAAGTATTGTTTGTATAGAATTAATTGAAAATGTTTATTTTCATCTTTTTTAGCAAATTTATTCCAACCTTTAGTACTGGTTTTTATGTCAATTATTTTAAATGTATCTGTTGTTTCGCAATATGTTACAACATCAAGATACCCCATATATAATACGTTATTATACATTTTATTCGGCGCAATTACAATAGGTATTTCACAACCAACTAAATATGTACCTTTTTTACTAAAATATCTACTACGTTTTTTCTTAAACCATTCCAATATAGCAATTCCATCTTCAAAAAATTCTCTCATTTCTTCTGCAGACGAAAAATGTTCGTTATTATTAGACTTGTATTGGGATTGGTATTCAGTTATAAATTTATCTTGAAAGTATTCTTTTATATCTATTTCCCTATCAGCAGCTGCTGCTGATTTTTCATACATAATATCCAAGTAATGCTGCATTGTTTCATGTATAGCAGTTCCAAACACAGTATGAATAGATGAATTAAATCTTTTTATCTTATCTTTATATTGTAGTTTCCATCTATAGGCACAACTCCTAAAAATGGACATTTGTGAATAAGATATGTTTTTTTGATATGCAAAATTAATTTTCGGAGGTGGATTATTTCTAATCTCCTTTATAATACTAGGTAATTTTTTAGCCAAACTATTTTTTCCATTTATCTCGACCTACTAAAAGACCAATAATTCCATAATTAGCAATGTCAATAAATGTATCTTGCATTCCTTCACCTTCTACAAATGATCTACCATTAATTAATAAATTTTTTAAACGTGAAATTTTATCAGTTAATCTAATACATAACCCAGTTAGTGAAAATTGTTTATCATCACTATTATTAACGATATCTCCGCCTAAAGCAATATTATTTAACCCATAATCCATATGTTTACGAGCAAACATTTCATACATTTCCTTTTGAATTATTTTGAATTCACTTGATAATTCTGGGTATTCTTTTTCAAATACTCTTACTGCTGCTGCTTCTGGGTGCTTGGCATCCATAATTTCTCTGTCGCTCATATTTCTTCTTTTAGCGTCTGATTTCATCTCATAAAACTTTGTTATAGTATCACCCATTAACTTGTTCTTTATTATTAAAGTATTTTTCTAATATTTCTAGTCTTTCATCTGCTGATGAAAGTAGTTTTAAAGCTTCAGTACAATTATCCCAATAGTCCTTAGTTGAATGGTCACCTATTCCTGCTGGGTTATTAGTTAGTAGTTCAATACTTGCTAAAGCTTTATTTTTATCTGCTTCAGCTTCTGATTTTAGAAATTTGTAAACTTGAATTTTCATTTTATTAAGGTTTTAAGTTCTTTTTTATCTAGTCCTCTATCTGTTAATATACGACTAATTTCTGGTTTATCCAACATATAAATATATTCCTTTGCTTCTTTACTTGAACATTTAAAATAATCTTTTATATGGTTTACTAAATCTTTATTCGGTTGTTTAACCTTAGATTTAATATACTTATTCCATTTTGAATTTTTAGGAATAAATTCTTTATATATAGAATATATTTTCTTTTTATCGGTAGGCAGCATCTCTTGAATATCATTAACTATTTCAATATGAGAACGATCCATAGATAAAAACCTATGAATCATATAACTATTCCAAACCTCCCAATCTTTATCAGTAAATGACTCAACAGGAGGTTTAGTAGTATTAATTGCCTTTAACCAATCAAAGATATTCTTCATTAAAGAAGTTGATCTTTATATTCTTCTCTTAACTCAGGTGGTAATCCTTCACCTACCATTTTCCCTGATTCTGTACAAACAAATACCGGGATTGGCATCATAGCATCTTCATCTGTGCCTGTTACAAATCTAGATACTTTACGAATGATAAAAACTTGTTTAAACGTATCTCCACCATCAAAATTTTTTAATGCTGTAGTATTTGTTAAATCAATTTTAGGTTGTTGAACTGGTTGTTCCATAATTTAATTATTTATATTTTATTAAAGTTTGAATTAATGACATTATATTTATTTCCTTGTCAATACGGAAATTTGCTTTATATTGGTGTTCGTTTATTGTTAATGCTGCTGTACCCTCTTTATCTTTATAATATTCTGAGGAACGATCATAAAGTGCTCTAAATAATTCATCAAAATCATCTACATTAGCATCTGCTATAATTTGGCGTATAGTATTAAATGATGATACTTTATTACCTTTAGATAACTCAGTAATAACTTTATCTATATAATTAGATGATACTAATATTGACTGATCTATTTTAAGATATAAATCGTTTGCGCCACCGTCTACAGTTGATAACTGTATAGTGTTAATACACTTACGTAAATCAGGATAATATTGATTAACTAACGGTACTAAATCATTTATTTCATGTGTAATAGACTCTTCATTACAAATCCAATTTAAATGTTTAGCAACATCTTTTTTAGTGGGAGGTACAATTTTAAGTACTTGACACCTAGATTGTAATGGATCAATAATACGTTCTACAAAATTACAAGTCATAATAAATCTTGTAGTACGTGAAAATGTTTCAATTATATT